TTATTACCTAACACAACATTATTGTCTGCTCCAGCTTGCATGGATGTACCAGCACTAGGACCTAACACAATGTTATCTGCATCTAATGTAAATGCACTGAATGAGCCGGATATTGTTAATGATCCGGTTATAACTGCATCACCGGTAAATGGAAATGCCGGAGGATTATTTAATAAGTGTGATGCCGTTACTGCAAAGCTAGCACTCTCTACTGACATCGAAGCAGTTTGAGAATTAGTTATGAAAGATGATAAATCCTGATCACCGGTATTTGTTCCACTTAAATTAGATGCTACAATAGTTCCACTTGAGCTTATATTGCCAGATGCTGTTATATGACCACTTCCACTTAATGTTAAAGATCCAGTTATATCAATACCATCTGTTTTTGTTACTAATTTTTGATTACCTGCAAAATATAGTCCGGCCCAAAATTCTTCAGAATTAGTTTTAAAAAGAAGATTAGAATCTTTATCTTGAATTCTAAAGTTAATTCTATTACCACCATTATTAATTGTGAGAGGGTAAGGTGTTGATGCATCTTTATCAAGAGTAATAAAAGGTAGGTTACCAGCATGGAGTTGAAGTTTATTATCTAAAAATTCAATGTGTGTGTCTTTATCCTCCGTATGTCTGATGTATCTTGATACATATACGTCTCCGTCTACATCAACTCTACCATATGAACCTGTTTCTCCTATTATTGTACCAAATGATGCTGTTGAATTTGATTTACTACTAGATAATGAACCCGAAATTATTATGTCTCCAGTATCTAATGAAGCAGATATTACAACATTTTCATCACCAATTCTTAATTGATCTGCAGTTGCGGTAATACTACGTCCAATTGCAATTGCACCAACGCCTATTGCTTCAGCATCTCTACCTAATGCTATTCCATTTTGAGCTACTGTAGAATATCCTAATGCTATTCCATTTGTACCAGTTACATTTGCTGAATGACCAAGTGCTACACCAAAACTTGTTGAGTTTGCTAATGTTGCTGAATCTCCAATAGCTATATTTCGTTGGCCTCCAAAGGCAATTCCTGCTCCATTTCCTATAACAACAGTATTTGCACTAGTTGCTCCTAACACTGAACCTATAACAACGTTTGTAGAAGTATCTTCTTCTCCTCTAAATTCTACTGCTCCAGATACAATTAATGAACCAGTTATTTGAGCATCTCCTGTGAATGGAAATGGAGTTGTTGATATACCTGTTAATTGTGAACCGTCACCTACAAAGTATGCTGCTGAGGCTGTGCTTGCAAATATTATGTCTCCAGTTTCTAATGAGGCAGATATTGTTGCTCCATGTATACCATGTCCTATTCTTAATTGATTTGATTCTCCAGCAATACCTCTACTACCAGATCCCATTGTTATATTACCAGTTCCAGTAGTTTGATCATATCCTGCAAGATATCCTAGTGCAATATTATGATCTCCACTACTATTAGTTCCTGCTCTATCACCTATTAATACATTATATTCTCCGTTTCCATTTCCGGCATCATAGCCTATTGCAATAGTTCTTGCTCCTCCATTTGTAGAATGTCCAATTGAAATACCATGAGTTCTTACAACTGCAAATCCCCCTATTGCTACATTACTTCCTCCAGTTGATGCTGCAGATTTACCAAATACGGTACCGTAACTTGCTGCCGAGGATGCTCCATCGCCGACTATTGAGCTGAGGCTTAGTGATATTCCATTTAAAGATGTAGAACTTATATTAGTTAATCCAGAACCATCTCCAATATATGTTCCAAATGATGCAGTTGATGTAGCACTTGCACTTATGTTACCTGAGGCTGTTATATGTCCTGCGGCTTGAACATGTCCATTTAAAAATATATCAGAAGATCCAGATGGGTCT